GTACATGCGCCGACTATTAAACCGCAAGCGCCAGAGTGAGGGGGGCACCCTGGCGCTTGCTGCACCAATAAGATCACAAACTACGGCCCTTGCACGATCATCATCGGATAGATATTCAAGGCCTTGGCCACTGCTGCCGAATTGGTCATGTAGATCGCCGGGTAAATCAGCGCTCCGGTTGGCACATGTGTGCTGATTGTGTTGGTCAAAACGCTGTTGACGTAGAAATAAACTGTGGAGCCGTTCTGACGGAAATGCAGGTGGACGCTGGAGTATTGGGCGAAATCAACCCCGGTGTCCTCGACCGTCGCATCTGTGCCGTCTCCGCATCGGGCGTAGATATTGCCCGCGCTGATGCCAAACGCAATGTGCTTCTCCACATCTGTCGGGGCGGCCGGATTGGTCAACAACCCCAGGCGACAGGTGAAATTCTCGTTAATCGTCGCGGTCGTTGAGTGCACCCGAATTTTGAAGCGTGTGTAGTATGGCGACAGGCTTGTGTAAACATAGATGCCGCCGCTGTAGACGACTACTTTGGAATTGTTGGTGGCTCCCGTGTTTGCCACTGCAATTGGCCAACCGGGTGTAAATGCGCCGCTGCCCACGTGCCCGGTCGTCCAACCGTCCAAATTGTCAAAGACCTTTACGAACGGGTATACCCGATCGAGCCAGTTGTCCTTGATATCGACTTCCTGGGCTGCTAACCAGGCATGCTGCGCCTGGTGCGCATCGTAGCCATCCAACCGCGCATCCAGGTTAGCCTGCCCACCGCGCGCCGTAGAAATCTCGCTCTCGATATCGTCAAATCGGGCGTCCAGATCCGTCTTCCCGCCGCGGCCGTTGGTGACCTCGGTGAACAGATCGTTGGCGCGTGTATCGACGGCGTCGAGCCCGTCTTCGATGTGCTGCAGACGCGTCGCGTCGACCGCCGTACCCGCCTGGGTGACCGCCGTTGCCAGCGCGATTTGAGCGTCCTCGTAGATCGGCGTGCCGTCGTCCTCGAGAATGTCGTAGCGTTCGGCTCCGGCCAGCACCTCGTCGGTCCAGGTTTGTTTCGAATATAGTTTCGTCATGTGTCACCTATGCCAGATACCCAGCGATTTCCAGAGTCACTGCCGTTGGGGTGTTGTTGCCAAATTGAACGACCATTTTGCCATCATCGAGCAGCACTAACCCGACGCCCGAATAATGCACGTTGTAATACTGACCGCGCACGATCAACATTGGATTCGTCAGCCCGTAGGTACTGAGTTTGATCCATGCCGTTGAGCTGTTGGATGTCTGCCAGACGATATCCGTGATCGAAACGAGCACCGCCTTGGCGCCGGCTGGCACTCCAAACACGGCGTTGACGTCAATCGTGTAACTGCCGTTAGCGCTTTTGGCGTCCCCGTCCCAGTCCGTTGACATCCATAGCCCGGCAACCCAGTTGCCCGGCAGCGCAGCGACTACCGCAGCGAGAGCTTCAATCCCCTGCTCGATATGGTTCATATTGGCGGCGTTGACCGGCGTTCCGGGAGTGACTGGCGTTTGCAGCGTGATCGTCGCGCTGCCGGCAATCTCCCCGTTCACATCGTCAACAATTTCATATTTGAGCGGCGAAGCGCTGGGCGCCTCGTTGGTCCACTCGGTAGGGACATAATCGGTCATGCATACCTCCGAAAACAATTTTGTCGCGTGCGGCCGCTGCCAACGGTTGCAATGCCGGCGCGCGGCGTGCGCTTCCAGGAAGCCGCCGGCTGCACATAGGCAAACGCGTGATAGCGGGCCTGCCAGTGTCGCTCCTGGCCTGCGTTGGCCACCCCGCAAAAGATTTGATCATCGGCCATCACCAGGATAACCTCGCGCAGTAACAGCAGATCATTTTCCCAGGCATTGACCTCGACGTAGGTCGGCACGGTCGCGCCGCTGCCCGCTTCGTAATCGTGGTCCAGCGCCACGATCCCAATGCTGGTTGGCGCAGCAATGGCCTGGCGAATCAGATCGATATTCTCGATCAGGGTGTTGATTTCCGCAGCGGCCGGAAACGATGTAATCGCCGGCGCGCTCAAGTCGGTCAGGGTGACCGCTGTTGCCAGCATAACCTGTGCCAGGGCTTGCGCCTGCTCGGTGTTGCCGTAGATGCGCAGCCAATCAGCGACATTCAAGAAAGCCTTGGACGTGCGGTTAACAATATCGGTCGCCGTCCTGTCGGTGATTGGATAGACCCATTTACTCATCCAGCACCCCCACGATTTCCGCCTTGACCACAAAGCCGCCGGTCAGGTCGCTGTCCATCTTCTCGATCACCCCGCGCACGTCGCCGCCCTGGAGCGTGTCGACGGTCACCACCTGGCCGGGCTGCAGATTGGTCGGGGCAAACAGCCGGACCTTCTTCTTGTAACGCTGCTGGAAATAATCGTAGATCCGCTGTGCTACTGTGCCGGCATTGGCCGCGCTCACCAGGGTGGCATCAGTCACCCGTTTGATGTTTTCGACCAGGCTGCCTGTGTCCGGCGTGTAGACTGCCGTAACCCGGGTTGTCTCGGCATAAATTTGCCCGGAAAGGGTGACCGTGCCGGATGTGGCCACGTTGATGAGCGCGTAATTGGCGCCGCTCTCGGTAATGGTTGCGCCGCTGATCGACAGATCGTGCAGCGGCTGGCTGAACTTAAACTCATAATCGCCGGCGGCCAGGCTACCGCTGAATACCTGCTGGCTGGTCGCGACTGCAGTATAGTCGTGGCTGGTCACCTCCACGCCGGTCACCAGCGGCAGCAGAATCACCGGCCCGCCGCCCGCGCCCTGCTGGGATCGTGGAATTGTATCCGTCGCTGTTTCCACCGAGGCCAATTTGGTTGCCCGGATTTGCACCACGCCCGAGCGCGCGCAGTTGACCGATGCCCCCACCGCAAACCCAATCTGCTGCAGCGCTTCACGATATGAGCAAATCGGCAGCCAGCCGGCCAGTGTAATACCGAGCAGATCGTCATCCAGCTCGTAGGGGGCAATGTCGGCCAGGATTTCTTCGAGCAGATCCTCGACTGCAATGGGTGTGGTCCAGATCCCGCCGCGGTAGGTCTGGGTATCCAGCACGCCCAGCCGGTCGATGCAGCGGAGTTCGATTTCCGTTGCGCTGGCGTTTTCCCAATCGTCGAGGTAATACTGTCCGATAAATACCTGCTCGTTATCAACCTGTTCGTAAACCAGCAGCGGTTGGCGGTCTGCCAACGAGGCGTAATAGCCGGTCGGGTTGAGGATGCTAAATTGCGCGTCGCTCGAATACAATCGCAGATCCAAGGTGCAGTATCGCACTTCGCCCGATAGCTGGTCGATTTCCTCCACCGCCGATGCGCTTTTGATGCTGGCGCTGTCCAGCGTCAATAGATCGCCATAATCGATCGCCGTCAGGCGTAAATATCGATATGGCCGGTTCGTGGAATTGAAGGTGATGACGATCTTCTTGAAATCGTCGACCGGCACATCGGTTGAAAAGACCACATCTGCCGGCGCGTAGTCGTCTGAGCGGATCAAGCCATCCACCGCGTCGTAGTAAGCGATGTTAATATCATCGGCGTAATCCCCCGAAGACTCGCCAAAACGCAAGATCAAACTGGGGGCCGAGTGTGTCTTGCTGAATGTGATTGTCAATACCGGCGGCGTGTCGAAGTCGCCGCTTGCGTCGCTTATGCTGGCGCTCATCATACCCAGATGCACGCTCGACGGGTCCGCCGGCAAGAACTTATAGTTGCCGTCCAGGAGCCAATAATCCGGCTCGTAACTGGCATACGGGCGGTTGGTGGCCGTGCCGGTGCGTAAATCGTTCAAGTTGCTGAACGGCTGCAGGTCGGCTGCTGACAGCGATCCATCCTGCTTGACCTCCAGAACGTACAGCCCGAATTTGATCAGCGTGGAGGTGGTTGGCATTTAAGGCGTCCTTGCAGGCGACTCGGCGATGAAATGCACTACCAGATTCGTCCAGAATACCTCGGCGCCTCTGATTCGGTTCAGTTCGTCAGTAACGCCGGAAATATAGGCAGTAAACGTGTATGGACCCAAGGAGTCCCAGAGAGTTACCGTGTGAAACGGGACTGGCTCGGTGATCTTGAGATACAATGCGGCATATTCGGCGGCGCTGCCAACCTCAGGGTCGAAACGCATTTCGTAGTTGAAATAGACGCCGATCAGCTCGCGGTGAAGCTTCCCGTCTTCGGTGCGTTCGGCATATTTGTCCAGGAATTCAGCCTTTCGGGCGATCGGCGTCAGGATGCCGACATTGTAAGTAACGCCATCGATGACAATCATGCCGACGCTCCACTCGTAATCAAGCTGGGGCCGCGCCGCCGGCTTACCCGCTGCTGGCCTTCGTAAATTTTTTCACTGTCCAGATAGACCGGCATGGTGATGGTCATATCTCCGCTGTTGCCGCCCAATTCTTCCCGGATAATTTGCCGAATTTTTTCGTCTGGAGCGACAATTTCAGGCCTCGACCCCTCGCCGATCATAGCGAGCATGTTGGCGTGCGCTGGCACATAAGCCCCGGTCGCCAGGCGCGGGATCTGCGGCGCTGCGACCGGCTGCAGGTTGAAGCCCCAGGTCTGCCCGCCATAGATCGGCACGCCATCCGGAACTTTGACGCTCAAGGCGTTGATCCCGGCTACCATCGCGTTGACGCCTTGAGTGAAAGCGGTCAAGAAGCCGTTCAACAGGTCGATAACGGCGTTGAATGCGTTTTTAACCCCATCAGCCAGGCCAGAGAATGCAGCGGAAAAATGTTCGTTGGCAAATTTCGAGACACTTTCGAAGGCTCCCTCAATCTTGCTCGTAACATTTTCTTGGAACCATTTTTCGACGTTGCCCCAAATTTTTGTAACCTCTGTCCAGGCGTTCGAGAAAAAACCACCAATCGCCCTTGGTATGCCGGCAAACCAAGTCTTTATCGGTTTGGTAACTTTTTCGCCAAACCAGGTCGATGCGATCGCCCATAGCATTTGAACCGTATGCCATGCGTCCGCGAGCGCCTTCTTGATCCTCTCCCCGAGGTCAACAAAATGGCTCAACGATGGCAGGATTACAGTCGATATATACCAGGCTGCCGCGCCGCTCCAGATGGCCTTGATCCTCTCCCATGCATCGCTGGCCAGATCCGCAATGGCATCCCAGCTAAAACCAAACTCACCGAACCGCTTAGCAAGCTCCTTGAGCAGGATGATGATCCATCCCAATGGCCCCAGCATTGCCAGGATGCCATTGCCGGCCAGGTTGATCTGGTCGGACCACTTCTTGACCGTTTCTGGGTGCTCTTGAATGGTCGTATTCAGATCCTTGACCTTCAGGATCAGCCAGTCGAGAAACTCCAGGATCTTATTTCCGGTCCACTCGAACGCTGGCTGCAGCACGTTATCCCAAAACCACTGCCAGGCGGGCTGCAGGGCAACCAGGATGGTGTTAAGTAAATCCAACGCGCCGCCCAACAATTCGAAGAACCGGGGTAAAAACTCATTCATTACCCACTCGGAAAGCGGCTTTAAAACTTCGTCTTTGAGCCAACCCCACATTGGCGAGAGTGTTTCCTGCAGCCTGGCGAGCGGACCGCGCAGCGGTTCAAAGAGTTCAGCCAGCTTTGACCGGATCTTGTCGACCGCCGATTGCACCTCGGGCGAGATTTCATCGGACACGATCGGCTCGATTTCGAGCGGCATTTTGGCCGCCGCGGTTTCCGGCGCGGCAGTTTCTTCCGGCTGTTGCAGCACGTTCAGCTCATCGAATGCTGCCAGCGCCCCTTTTGCGGCCTTGTTGGCCTTGTCGATCCCGTCTGCCAGATCGTTTTGAGCATCGGCAGCCGCGTCCGTGTTGGTGGCCATATCCTCCATGCCGGCCACGCCCGCGCCGATCTCTACCCCAAACAGGGCGGACATAATCTGTGACGCCTTGTTGAAAAAGATCGTCAGCTTGTCCAGGGCCGCCTGAATCAGCGGCAAAATTTTTGTAACTACTGGAATGATCGTGTTACCGACGGCGACCTTGAAATTGGTAAAGCTGGCTGAGATGGCCGCCATTTTCCCGGCAAACTGGCCCGACATTTTCGCCGCGTCGCCGGTCTGGAAGCGGGTCTCTTCCAGGATGCCGTTTACCTCCGCCTGAATCTTTTGCGCCTTGGTCAGCATACCGACCGTCGTACCGATCGATTCGGCGTACTCCTTCCACATCACCGATACGTTTTTCGTCACCCCGGCGTTATCCACCAGGATGCTGTTTTCGTTTTTCAGGCCCTCAGTCGCGCCCTGGATCGCCTGTCCCATCGTCAAGGACGCCTGGCGCCCGAACGCCGCCGAATCCTTGAGCGCCTTCAAAACTTGTTCGATCTGTTGAGTATCGTAGCCCCGGGCAGCCAGGTTTTTGTAGGCCGTCATTGCGTTGGTAGCCGGCACCAACCCATCCCTGATGTAGTCGTCGATAAACTTTTTAGCCTCACTGAAGCTTTTGCCGGTTCCTAATACCACCGACTGCAGCCCGGTCAGGGCCGCGGCCATATTGGATGCTTCAGAGACGGCCGTTTTGCCAAAACCCACAAGCGCAGCCACTGAGAACGCCGCGCCCATCGCCACGGCCATTTTCCCCAGACTGCCAACGATCGTTTTCAGCCCGGCGTTGAAGCCCTTGGGGTCGATCGAGCTATCAATCCGAATCGTGCCGTCATAGCCCGCCATTACTTGACTCGCCGTTCTCGCACGTAGCGTGCATAAATCCCCTGAGATACGAGCAGCTCTTTATACCATTCGAGCGTTTCTGGCCGCATCCGGGAAGTTTCTTCACGGATCGCCGGCGTGTCGAGCAGCTCATCCATGATTTCAGCCCGGTATTTCGCGTGCGGCTGCTTTTTGTTGTGCTTCACGCAGTTTTTCTCCCTCTGCCACCAACCGGTAGAACTCTGCCGCTTTCGCTTTCATTTCCGGCGTGCGCGTGTCCGGCTCTGGCCCCAGGTCGAATGCATCGCCCATTTCCACCGCGGCCCGGCGCTCTTCCCTGGTGGCCTTACCGGTCTTGACGCGTTTCCTCAGCCCTACCAGGTTGCAAAACGCTGTGTTTGCACCCAGATCTATAAACAGCGCCAGGAATGCCCACCAATGCAGATCTGCCGTCGCCAGGTCAATGCCGTGGGTCTGCCGGAAGGCCGAGAAAATCAGCCGATCATCTTTCGCGAACGAGTACAGTCGCGGGCCGCTTTTCTCTTCGCCGGCCTGCCCGCCGTCCAAAAACAGGATCCCGAGCCTGATCGCCTCCTGCAAATTGCCCGGCTTTTCCGGATACAGGTTTTCGAGCAGCACGGCGTATTTTTCCGCGCCGGTAAGCTCCGGATCTTCAAAGGCCATGATCACCTGCAGGGCGGCCCGAAAGTCGGTGTTGATCGGCCATTCCTGGCCGTCAATTTCGACCGCATCGGGGAGCTGCTCGGTGAGCAGGGTCATTTCAAAACGCTCCGAGCCTTCCGATTGCTCGTTGCATACCGGGCGATCTTCTCGGCTCGCACATCCTGGATAAACGGTAGAACGCCATCCAGGAACTGCCCGATGGCATCCAGGCTGAGCGAATCGCCGAACGCCGTTTGACTGGTACCCGCGCCGAACAGCGCGTCGATCTGCTCGCGCATGTAGGTGCACGACTCGCGAATCAGCGCCAAACCGGCCTCAACATCACCCTCGCCAATGGCATTTGCCCGCTGCTGGTATTCGTCGGCTTTGCCGTCAAAATCCTTGGCCAGTGCATAAAACCGCTCTGCAAAGGCAACGTCTTTTGGATCGAACGCAATCACCCTGCTTGGGTCATCGTTGATCATCAGCCGAATGCCGGTGTCGATACGAATAGATTCCATGTTGCCTTTCAGAAAGGCCCGGCCTGTGAGCCGGGCCTTCGACTATGAAGCCGTAAACGTGCCGGTGGTCGGGTTGAAGGTGCCGGCAGTCGGATCGCCGCGGTACAGGATCGTGAAGCTCATCTTGGCGATTTCGCCGCCGGCGCCGCCGTAGGTGTCAAACTGGATACTGACAGCCTGCTTCTCGGCAGGATAAGCCCCGGCGGTCGGTGTTTCGTATAGCCACACATTGACGACGTCCGTCTGTGCGGCGTCCAGAACGGCGCGCGCCTTGCGCAGGCCATCCAGATATTCGAGAGCGTCGTCACTCTCGATATGCTCGGCCTCCACCGGCATGGTGGGTTTATAGCTCTCGATATCGGTCGTGCCGCTGTCCTGGTGGATATAGACCTTCTCCGAGGTCTGCGGGTTATAGTTGATCGAGCTATCCAGGATGCCCTCGCCCAGCAGCTTATACGTCGCCGTTGTGCTGGGCGTGATATTGATATAGGTCGCAAACTCGCTGCGTTTCGTCATAATCAACCTCCTTACGGTTGCTGCTCAAAAGTCAATTTGCACACGATCTGGTATATCCCGGTTTGGGATTCGCCCTCTTCGTAAAGATAACCCCAGTTCACCGCCTCGACCCCGATGGCCGTTTTGCCAGTATCCAGAGTGGGCAGGCTGCCGGCCTTGGTCTGTGCTTCCAGCCAGTCGGCAAATATCTCGTTCCAGGCGGCGCTTTCGATGCGCGCCAGGTTGTCGGCGGTAGAAGCGACAGTTTGAAATGCAAACGGGTACTCGCGCACGGTCTTGCCGGTGACATACGTTTTGGCGATGCGCTCGCCCGGCATGGGCACGATCGAGTAACCGATTGGTTCGGATCCGGCATGATCGACCAGAACCAGCGCGCCGCTGGCCAGGCTCGGGCATGTCAGCAGGTAGGTGCGCAGAGCGCTGATGATGCTCATTTGCGCCCCGTCCCGGCGATGCGCCGCGCCCCGGCCATGATCTTCTTGCCGTGCAGCGCTTTCATCCGCTCAAACCAGTACGGCCCGCGCTGCGGACCGGTTTCGCTGCCCACCTTGCGCGAGCTGTAATACTGCCGGCGTGCATACGGTGCAATCCACTGCACCTCGCCGCCGCCGATATCGGTACCCAGATCGCCTGACTTGATCAGCATTCCGGTTTGCATCGGTGTGTACGGCGCAGATCGGCGCAGCACCTCGCTATCGACAAATTTCTGCGCCGTCGAATAGCGGCTCTGCCACTTCGGCTGGAAGTTTGTATTCCAGACCAGTTGGGCCTTGCCGCCTTTGGTGACGACAATCGAGCCGCGCGGCGTCTCGATCTTTGGCTTCATGCTGCACCCAGCTGGTAATGCCACATATGCCGGCTGCCGGCGCGCATCGTGTCAACCGATTTGACCACGCCCGACGTCAGCTGGTACTTGGCGCGCAGCGCTGCCGGGGTAAAGCTGGCCGTGATTTCGTCTGTCACAGCCCCGCGCACGATCAGATCGCCGGCCTTGATCCCCTCGCCGCCGTGGGCCATCGGGATATACACAGCGATATCATCGGCTTTGATCTCCCCGCCGCGCCTGGCGTTGGCCGCCCGCCGATCTTCCCACATCACTCCGCGGATAATCGACCGAGTATAGATTTCATCCCGGTCGACTACGCTGCGTGCATACCAGGTCAGATCAGCGTTCGTCAGCATTCAGCCCTCGGAACATAATCTCGGTATTCCACAGGTAGCGCCGGGCAGCATCCGCCTGGCGCGCTTCGTTCGACTTCTGTGCGGCATACGTTACCGAGTAGTTGCCGACACGCTCGCTTTGGATCGCGCCGCCGGCGGCCTCGCCTGCCTGAATCTCTTCAGCGACCGCACAGGTGGCCATCTGGATTTTTCCAATCGTGGCCGTATCGGTCGCAGCAGTCACCACCGGCGCAGCGCGGGCAAAGGTGACCTGGTCGATCACCTCTGACGCACGCTGCGCCAGGCGGGCAAAGTCCGATTCGGCGATGGACCCGCCGCGATACGTCTCAACATAAAAGGCATAATCTGCGTAGGCCATCGCTCTTTATCCTCAGGCCGTGGCGGCCCCTTCGACGTAATACAGGTACACCGTCACCTTGCCGGCGGTCAGGGCGGCAGTCCCAACGGTGAAGGTGATCTTCTTGGCGGCGGTCAGTTTGATGCCGGTGCTTTCCGGCGTGTTGGCCTTGGGGACAATCGCCTTGCGGCCGGCGGTCGACCACGGCGCACCTGAGACGGCCGCGGCGGTCTGAATGTCGTTGGCATTCAGGATCGACACGGCCAGAGTCGCGTTGGTTTCGCCGGTGACGGCGGTATTGACCTCCATGAAGCCGCCCACAACGATAGCTTGCGCCGGCAGCTCGACTTCGCTGGCATGCGCTTCGGCGGTGCGGTTAGCCTCGACTGCGAGGTCGAAGGTAGCGCGGGCTACGCGCAGAACGCCCAGTCCGTCACCGTCGCCGCTGACAACCGGTTCGATGACATCGAAGTTGTCATTGATATCCTTCAACATACCGTTGACGGTAATTTGCTTCAGGCTCATTTCTCACCTTCCTTCTCCGGCGCTTTTAGCTCTGTCGATGGCGTGCCCTTCGACTCGTTCACCGCCTGGATCGCTTCGGCGTTCAATTCCTCGGGCGTCTTTACTTCCCGGTAGCCCAGGGATTTGAAATGCTTGATTTCCACGGGGTGAACCACATCGATGGTGATGCCGTCTTTTGTGAGATACATGGCCGCCTACGCTTTCTTGTGCAGGTAGATGCCGTTGACCTTGTTCTCGTACACGAATGCATCGTGATAGAGCCGGTACTGCCACAGGTGCGCATCGGCGGTCTGGTTGACGTCGGGTGAGAAATATTTAACCTGGTTCAATTTGACCGGCTGCAGAACGGCGTCCGGGCGCACGATCATAAAGTTGATATCCTTGCCGGTCGATACGTTCTTGATAAACCCGCCGGCGTCGCTGGAAGAACCGGCGTTTAAGGTGATGGCGGTGTAGAAGCGGGCCTGGGGCACCATGATGACTTCCATGTTATCGAACATCATCACCCGGCGATCCACCCGGTTTTCGTTGGCCAGGGTGCGAGAGACCGCCCCTTCCAGATAGCTGTAGCACTCGTCAGAGATATACAGCAATCGGCCATCTTCCGGAACCTCATCCTGATTGAGGGCCAGTTTGGCGGCGTCCAGGGCGGCCAGAATTGAGTTGGCCGCCAGAGTAGCGCCGGACGCGACCACATTGCCGGCGCCAGTGGCGTACTTGGCGAAACGATAGGCGTCGATTTCGGGAGCGACATACATGCGCATCCACTCCCGGATCAGCGCTCCAAGGGCCAGGCCCAGCATTTCCTCGTTGTCCATGCGATCCAGGCTAAAAGCCCGACCACGCTCGGTAGCCAGGGTCATGGTTTCCCAGGCGGCAGTCAGATCGCCGGCGGGATAGCCGGTAACCCGGCTGTAGTTGCCCAGGCCGACCATGCTCAGCTTCATGACCTTGACTTCGTTGGCGTTCAAGAAGCTGGGGGCCTGGGTCATAGCATCCAGGCGGGCAGTTTTGGACTCGGCCTTATACGCCGCGTCGATGGCTGCCAGAAAAACGGAGACGAGAGAAACAGTGTTCGTCATAAGTTGTTATCCTTGCTCGGGCAGCCCCGCGCCCTTGCGCACGGCTGCCAGGAATGTGTCGGCTGTTGGAGGGTTCCCGCTGCCAGATACGATCTTCGGCGGGGGCGAATCCGATTCGAACAGGTAATCATTCTGTTCCAAGACCGTCTTCAGCTGGTCGTCCAGACCGATGATCTTGCCGTCGTCGGACAATTTGAGATTGTCCATATTGAGCAGCGCCTTGACGGCCTTGGCGTTTTTCGCTTTGGCCCCGACCAGCGCCCCGTCCAGGGCGTGATCGAACTTGAGCCTGGCAATATCCGCCTGGCGGGCGGCTTCGGCCTGCTCGGCTTTGGTCTTCCACTCATCGGCCGCCTTCCGCACGCCGTCGACGTCGAGTTTCTTGAAATCCTCGATCGCCTTGTTGGCGTCCACGAGCTGGGCCTTCACGCCGTCCAACTCGGTCTGGATGGTGGTCGCGGCCGTCTTATGCTTTTCAATATCCTTGCCGTGGATGACCAGGATTTGATCGGCGATATCATCGGCAATGCCCAGTTTGGTCAGATCTTCTTTCTTCATGTTCCCTGTTCTCCATATCGCGCCTAGGCTTTTTAGGTGGTTGCCGTCACCCAGCGCCCGCAGCTTTTAGGTTTTGCGGATAACCGGATTAAGCGAAAAGCGCCATGCCTCCCAGGATTTCTCCTGAAAGAGCATGGCGCTCGTAGCGTCCTACTCTGATCGCTGCGCCCCGCCCGGAAGGCGTGACGCTGTATGCATATTATAGCGAGTTATTGAACAATTTCAATTAGCATCCTTGATAGTCACGCCTCTGGTGGCTTTGATACAGCGCTCATACCAGCTGATGTATTGTTTTGCAAACGAATACAGCAGCTCAAGAAACGCCTTCATCTCGTTGCTCATCTGGTGTGCCCTCGCTTTCGATCACGTCGCCATCCACCTGGCCGCGGCCCATTGCGATCACAAAGCGAGCATAATCTGGCGTCATGCCGAATTGTGTCACCGCAATCTCGATCGCTTTTTCGTCGCCGAGCTGATCGGCCAGTTCTGATAACGCGGTCATCTTAACCATCCCAGTGAGCGGAACAACTGATCAAAGGCGGCAGCAATTGGAGCGAAGTCTTCGTCGCTCCACTGTCGCGCACCATATATTTTATCGCTCCGCTCCTTGTTTAACTGTGCCAAAAGTATCGGATCGCCGGATCTTACGGCGATATACTGAGCATAACTGCGCGCGAATAATTCTTTCGTGTCTGCCAGATAGGCCAGGTGTCGGACGTCTGGAGTAACAGAGTACACTCCGCCGGCGAGTGGAAATTCTGCCGCAAATTTTCGCGGATCGGCGAGCATGTCTCTAAGGAGTTGATAGGCCTGGCTGTTTTTTACCGCCTCACGCCAACCTGACAGCAGCTCGGACCGCTCTGACGCGAAAACGCCCTGTCCGATTCCGGCATGATCCAGGAAATGCCCGGCCTCGTGAGCCAACGTTAGCTCGGGATGCTCGCCATATCGGCTGATGCTGATCTCAACCGACCGGCCGCCGTAGCTGAACGAGTAATACCCAAGCCGGCTGCGCCCGCTGTTCTGTGTCACAGGGATTATGGGCAGGCTGCCATCGCTGTGCACGCTGTCGATCTTTTCCAGCGCAAATTCTACGGCCTTGCCGGTTTTGCCCCGCGCCTTGATATCGAGCGCCTGGCTGACTGGGATGCCCTGAGTTTCCGGCTGTTGGGTCGGTGTGGGCTCTGGCGCCGTCGGCGTCTTTGGCTCCGGTGGCGCCGGCATGGGCGGCCGTCTCGTCGGCCTGCCGGCAAATACCTGCTCCCGAAATCTCTGCCGCTGCAGGCCGGTCTGCTGGACGAAAGACCGCATCTTCGCCTGCCACTCGCTCACTTTCGCCAACTCGCGGCTGTTATCCAGCCCGGCCGCTTCGAGTGCCCCGGCCTGGCGCTTCCAGTAGCGGATCCTACGCTCGATCTCCCGCTGCCGTTGTGTAGCCTCATAAATCGGCACTTCTTCGCCGTCTAATGTCACGGTCCGGTTAGCCCAACTGTTTAATTCAGCGTCCGAGTATGCCCGCTCGCTGATGCCATCGAAAAACGGGTAGAAATTATGCCGGCAGTTCCAACCCATCAGTCCGGCCCCGGTACCGTAGCCGGTGATGGTTGCAAAATGCGGATACTTCGTGCTCTTGCCCGACCGGCTAAAAATCTTACCCTGCCAGACCGTGTGTGTCGGCCTTGCTCCGATATGAGCAGTGACTTCGACCAGGTCGCAGCCCATCTCATCGGCCCGGGTGGTCTGCAGCTGCCCCACAGACTGGTTGACGCCGGTCAGCACTGCCCGGCGCATCGCCACGTCGAGTTGATCGCGCCGGCCTGGAAACTGAATTACGCTCAGGCCCTGCCCGGCCACATCGACGATCGCCGCCTTGATCGCCTGCTGGTAGCCCATCGCCCCGCCGGTGATCTGCATATACGCCAGGTCGGCAGCGGCAACAAACTGATTTTGCGCGTCGATGGCCGTGGTCATGGTCAGGTTGCGCATGACGTTATTCGTCTTCTGCAAGCCTGCAGCCAGAACCTGCACCATCGCCGGGCTCAGATTCAGTGGCAGCGGGTTCAGCCCGGCGGCGCGGTACACCGCGTCGTCAAATCGCATCGCCTTCACCCCCGCTGCCTCAAACAGCCGCTTCAGTTCCTGCTCGCTCTTACCAGTTAATTTGGCGATTTCTTCGAGGGCATTCTCGTATACTCGCCCGCTCTGGACCAGCCGTTGCATCTGCCAGGCGGCCGTATCCGTCATGTTCATCCGGGCCAGCCGTCGGGCAATGTCGTTAATGACGCTCACCTGATAGCGTTCGTACAGCTCCAGGATGTCATCGGGCAGGCGGTCGAGGTCGGATGCCAGCAGCACGGATTATTGCGCTCCCTGAAACAGATCCATTGGCGTTTCTGTAGAAACATCGGCGATCCACTGTTTCGCCGTAGCCTCATCCAATCCGTAGTTCCTGACCAAAAACATCCATTTTGGCATTGCCCCCATTGCAACCGTCTGGCGATCCTGCGCGGCCTGTGCTTCGGCGTCCACGACGAGCGAGTCGTCAAAGTCGTAGACGACCTGGTAGCCGCCTTTGGCCGCCAGGCCGTTGAGTGTGGCCCAGACATCCATCGCATACAGCAGATCGTCGAGCGCCCGCTGCAGCGCCTTTTGGGTGTCGGTTACGGTGGCCTGGCTGCGCTGTTTGCCTGCGGCAATCTCCGTGGCGGTCTTTTCGACGCTGGCTGGATCGCTGATGGTCCCATAAGCCAGCCCGCAAAGGAATTCGATTCGCTTTAGGATCGAGTCCAGGCCGCTGTTAATCGATGCCTCCCGGAACTCGGGGCTCCACTCATGGAATAGGTCTTCGTCGTCCATGTTCCCGGACAGGTTGAGCGCCCGGTACAGGCGCTTATCGGGCAGCTTCGATTTGCCAGTGGTGGCGTCTTTCTCGAACGCCAGTGCATCGACGTACAACGCACGCTGGCCGCTCTCGAATTCCCAAACCAGATTGGAATACAACTTATCGGCATCTTCGATCTGGGCTACGGCCCGGCTGAAGCAGGAAACGCCCAACGGGCTGTTGGCGTCGACGTTGTTAGCGAGGGGATATTTGTAGTAGGCGTACAGCGGCCTGGATATGTTAGCGATCAATACATCAGGCTGCAGGTCCGCCCAGGCGGGCACCTCGGCCAGGCTGACCTGACCGCCCAGGGTATCCCGGCTGGATGATTTATATGCCGTATTGGTGATCTGGCATCCGCCATCAACCATGCGGTGATACTCAAGCCGGGTATACCACTTATCGCCAATCTGTTTTTGATCGGCGAATATGCAGGCGGTGATGTTTCCATTTGCATCAAACGCCACGGGGTAGAACTGATCAGCCTGCACGAAATCGACGGCGATGCCGGTCCTATCCGGATAGGGCTTCATCATCAGCCCGCCCTTAGCGTTGCCCTTTTCAATCTGCTCGCGCAGCCGGCCCAGCACAGTATCGAGTTGGGCCTGCAGGTAGGCGGCGCGGGCGCTTCCCGACAACTCGACCACCATCTCGATGGTGGTCGCCCGGGCAATTTCGCCGGCAATCGCCGCCGGCAGGTTCAGCGACCGGACATCGGCATTCAGCCAGGATGCCTTGTTTTCATACATCGCCGTCCAGATCTGGAGTGCGCTTTCCATTTCGCTCGAAATGGCAACGTCGACTCTTAGCGCTTGCTTCAGGGTGTTTTGACCCAACATACGCCCTATTACCTCCCGAATCCACTGCAGGATGCGGCTAAACATTTAGCTCACCATGCGAGTCTTCACAAAAAATTCACCCTCTTCAGCGGCTTGGCCCGAGCCGGTCGAGTACCAGCGATAGCGCCACTTGCCCGAACTGGTGATGTCCAGATCGGCATGATAATGGCCCGTCGAATCTTTGACGATTTCCGGATCCGTGCCGTAAGTCAGGGTGATCGTCTCTTCACCCTCCGGCTTGTAGGCCAGCTTGACCACTGCCGGGTCGATGGCATCGCCCGATT